GAGTATCGCACCGAGACGGAGAAGCTGTTGTTTTCTCTGCCGATTGCAGGCTCCGCCTTCCGCAAGGTCTACTTTGACCCAAGTATGGGCAGACCCTGCGCCATGTTTGTGCCAGCAGAGGATTTTGTGGTCAGTTATGGTGCATCAGACCTGACTACCTGCGAGCGTGCCACGCATGTAATGAAGAAAACTTCCAATGAAATAAGGAAGTTACAGGTAAACGGATTTTATTCTGACATAGATTTGCCTGCACCATCACCGGACATCTCAGAGATACAGCAGAAGTATGATCGGCTGACTGGGGACTCGGATAACTACGAGTTCGACAATCGCCATACCCTGCTTGAAATGCACGTTGACATCGATCTTCTTGGCTTTGAGGACACGGACAAGGGCAAGCCCACGGGTATTGCTTTGCCGTATGTCGTTACCATTGACAAGTCATCAAGAACAATCTTGTCGATTCGGCGCAACTGGTATGAAGACGATCCCAAGAAGATGAAGCGGGATCACTATGTCCACTATCAGTATTTGCCCGGTCTGGGCTTTTATGGATTTGGCCTAGTACATATGATCGGTGGTCTGTCCAAGTCGGCAACATCGTTGCTGAGACAGTTGGTAGACGCCGGAACACTTGCCAACCTACCGGGGGGATTGAAATCTCGGGGACTCAGAATCAAGGGCGATGATACCCCTATCATGCCCGGAGAGTTCCGTGACGTAGACGTTCCGGGTGGTGCAATCCGCGACAACATCACGTTCCTGCCTTACAAGGAGCCGAGCAACGTCCTATATCAGTTGCTGGGTGACATTGTCCAAGAGGGGCGTCGATTCGCGTCAGCGGCGGATGTGAAAGCCTCAGACATTAATGGCGAAGCGCCGGTTGGCACCACGCTTGCAGTATTAGAGCGCGAGATGAAGGTGATGAGTGCGGTGCAGGCCCGTGTTCACGCCGCAGTCTCCAAAGAACTCAAGATATTATCAGAGCTTGTCAGAGATTACGGCCCAGAGGTCTATCCCTATGAGGAGGAGAACGGGCAGACCGTTCCCACAGACTTTGACGACAGGATAGACATTATCCCCGTCAGCGACCCAAACGCGGGTACGATGGCACAAAGAATCATGCAGTATCAGGCGGCGTTGCAGTTGGCGGCTCAGGCACCCCAGATGTATGACATGCCACTGCTTCACCGCCAGATGTTAGATGTCTTAGGTATTCAGGATGCGGACAAGATCGTCCCGACAGAGAACGATATTAAGCCAACTGATCCTGTTACAGAAAATATGAACATCATCACTGGAGAGCCGGTCAAGGCGTTCATATATCAGGATCACGAAGCGCATATCCAAGTTCACATGGCGGCTATGCAAAACCCAGAGATCATGAAGATGGTCGCCAGAGCACCCAACAAGAAGGCGATTGAGGCGGCATTTGCCGCGCACATCGCAGAACATGTAGCGTTTCTATACAGGTCTAGGATTGAGAAAGAACTGGGAATGGAGCTTCCCGGCCCAGACGAAAAGCTACCCGAAGATATTGAATTGCGCATATCCAGACTGGCAGTGCCTGCGGCTGAACAGCTTACGGGCAAGGCTCAGATGATGGAGCAGGCAGAGCAAAACGCCAAGCAGTCGCAAGACCCGATTGTTCAGATGCAACAACGAGAGCTGGCTCTCAAAGAACAACAGGCTATGGCTAAGGCGCAGACCGACATGGCTAAAGTGCAAGTCGATGCACAAAAGGCGGAAGCCAAGACAATGCTTGATCTGGAAAAAATGGATCAAGAGGAACGCTTAGAAAGCGCAAAGATCGCCGCAAAAGTGGCGATGCAAGATTCCAAAGAGGAGGCCCAGCAAGAAATAGAGGGCTTCAAGGCTGGATTCAATCTAATCAGGGACACCCTAGATGACGAAGAAAGCAAGTAACAACTTGTTGCAGGCGATACAAACGGATCTTCGCAATCAGATGAATGAGGTGACAGATCACCTCGCTGTGGGTGGTTGCAAGGATATGAATGAGTACTCTCGTAACGTGGGTATCATTCAAGGTCTTGCTCACGCAGAGCGCACGCTACTAGACCTAGATGAAAGGATAGAGCGCGAGTAATTCGTTACACAAAGTAACGCATGGTGACGCCAGACACCGACCTCTGGTGCAGGAAAGGCATTATGACTGAAGAAGACACTCAGACTGCAAAGCAGTTACCTGAGCCTAAAGGTTACAAATTACTCATCGCTCTCCCCGAACCAGAAGAAATGACGGAGGGGGGAATCCTAAAAGCACGAGAAACCATGCAAGTGGAGGAGATTGGCTCTGTTTGCGGGTTTGTACTGAAGATGGGCGCAGACGCTTATGGGGACAAAACCCGTTTCCCTAGCGGCCCTTGGTGTGAGGAAGGAGATTGGGTGCTGATGCGCTCATATAGCGGAACGCGGTTTAAGGTTCACGGCAAAGAATTTCGCCTGATCAATGACGACAGCGTTGAGGCAGTAGTTGAAGACCCGAGGGGGATAGTGAAGGTATGAGCGAAGAGCAGATGGAAGAGCAGACCATGTCCTCAGAGGACAAGTTTTTTGGTGTCAAGACGACGTTTGACGACAAGGGAGCACCTGTCGAAGACGTAGACGTTGAAGTTGTAGATGACCGACCACCGGAGGACAGACGGCCTCCAGCAAAAGAAGCCAAACAGGAGGAGTCCAGTGACGAAGAGGAACTGGAGGGTTACTCCGAGAAGGTTAAAAAACGCATCAATAAGCTCCGCTATCAACAGCATGAGGAGCGTCGGCAACGCGAAGCCGCTGAAAAGATGCGCGAAGAAGCTGTCCGAGTGGCGCAAAAGTATGCGGATGAAAACAAGAAGTATCATGCGATCATCCAAGAAGGCGAGCAGTATCTGGTGCATCAGATTCGAGAGCGAGCTAATCTGGCTCTGGAGCAAGCTAAAGGTCAGTATCGCCAAGCATACGAAGAAGGAAACACGGATAAGGTTGTCGAAGCCCAAGAGGCTATGATTCGCGCTCAGGCGGAGTTTAGCTCTGCCGATCAGCAGTTCAATCAAATGGCCCAGAGCAGAGAGCAGTGGAAGCAGTGGCAACAGGATCAAATGCAGGCACCTCAGCAACCTGCTCAACAGCCACAGCCACAGCCACAGCCAGAACAGCCCCCACAGCCCACAGAGAAAGCGGCTAGGTGGGCGCAAGAGAATCAGTGGTTTGGGCAGGAGAAAGATATGACCGCTCTGGCGTATGGCGTCCATGAGCGATTGGTCAGGGATGAGGGATATGACCCCAACTCTGATGAGTACTTTCAGGAAATTGATCGCACTATGCGGTCTAAGTTTCCCGAATACTTTGGCGATGAGGATTTTTCTACGGAAGAACCCGTCGCTAAAAGTCCACCCGTGGTCACAGCGCCTTCCTCACGGAATAACGGTGCAAAGCCACGCAAGGTTAAGCTGACTCGCACCCAGCTAAGTCTAGCCAAGAGGCTAGGTATAACCCCAGAACAGTATGCCAACCAGCTTATGAAGGAGGCTCAGTAATGGCAGAACAGCGCACTAAAAGGGACGCAGAGTCCAGAGAAGTTGAGACAAGACCTAGCGATTCGTGGCTTCCGGCCTCCGTATTGCCGAACCCTGCTCCGCAAGACGGATGGGTATTTCGGTGGGTACGCACCAGCACATTGGGCCATGCGGATAACACGAATGTCTCTCAGAAGTTTCGGGAGGGTTGGGTTCCTGTGAAAGCAGAGGATCATCCAGAGTTGGAAGTGATGTCTGATATCGATTCCCGGTTTAAGGGAAACATCGAAATCGGCGGTCTTCTTCTGTGCAAACAGCCAGAGGCTACAGCGCAGGCCAGAGAAGACCATTATGAAAACGTCGCTAACAGTCAGATGGAGTCTGTAGATAACAACTTCCTAAAGCAAAACGATCCCCGAATGCCCGTTCTCAATCCTGAGCGGTCAACTCGGACTACCTTTGGTCGAAGTTGACTCCGGTTTACCGGAGAGCTTTGGCCTTTAATCTAAGTTTGGAGACTTAAAATGGCTACAGCGGCTACTCCGATGGGTGCAGAACCCGTAGGCACTCTTAGTGCTTCTGGTTCTTTCACCGGAAAAGTTCGCCATATCAAGATTGCCAATGCGTATGCAACGGATATCTTTTATGGCGATTTCGTCAAGCTGGTTGCTACCGGTACGTTGGAAAAGGCGGCAGTTACTACTGCTGTCGTGGCAGGCACTGTCGGCATCTTTGTCGGCGTTTCCTACACAGATCCCGGCACTGGGCAACTGACTTTTAACCAGTACTTCCCTGCGTCAACTGCGGCGGACGACATCATGGCTTATGTCGTTGATGATCCGAAGCTGTTGTTCCAGATGCAGGCTGATGAGGCAATCGCTCAGACTGGTCTGGGTAACAACGTCTCGGCTGTCAGCACTGCTGGCTCAACCGCTATCGGCAGGAGCAAGAATGCTCTTGACGGTGGCTCTGTCGCAACTACCAACTCGCTTCCGCTTCGTATTGTGGATTTTGTGGATGGTCCCAAAAGTTCAGTAGGTGATGCTTTCACCGACTGTATTGTGACCTATCTCCCACTTAGCCATGCCTACGAAACCAAGCTCGGCGTTTAAGGAGACTTAGGAAATGGCTATTTCACGCGCACAAATGTTGAAAGAACTGCTCCCCGGTCTGAACGCTTTGTTTGGATTAGAGTACGAGCGGTACGACGACGAACACACGATGATTTACGAAACTGAATCATCTGAGCGTTCGTTCGAGGAAGAGGTAAAGCTGTCCGGCTTTGGTGCCGCACCAGTTAAAGCTGAAGGCGCGGCCATCAGCTATGACTCGGCGCAAGAGTCGTT